CAAAGCCGAACTTCCATACATAAAGGAGATTTTCAAGGAATTACAAATAAAAACAGTAGATTTTCCTGAAAAAGCCCCCTTTGAGGGGCAATCAGAGTGCAAGTGGTTTCACGGTGGCGAACTTTTGATAGTTGGCTATGGTTTCCGTAATAATAAAGAAACCGTAAATACGCTTAAAAATCTATTAACGGAAATTTATACGGCGTACGGCTTAGTTCCACCGACTGTATTAGGCGTACGTTTAAAAATATTTGACTATTATCGCCTAGACATGGCCATGTTAGAAACGTCAGAACTATCATGTATAATACACGTAAATTCAATAAAAGACAGGGATTTATACAAGCTTGAAAAGGAGCTTGGAAAGTCGCATATTAAAATTATAGATACATATGATAAATTCTGTTTAAATTCGGTCATTAACGGTGATAGCCTTTTAACCCATAAATTACACAATCCAGAGTTAAAACGCTTTTTAGAAATGGAAACAGGAAAAACCGTCGTTGAAATAGATACAAGCGAATATGAAAAAACAGGCGGGTCTGTGCGTTGTCTAGTGTTTGATATATTTGACCCGCGTGCGATTAAGCGTAAGAAACACAGTCATTCTTGCCCTTCATCTCCAAAATAATTATTAATCTAAAAAACTAATTAGAAATTCTTAAAAATACAATTGATGCGGTTGCCTCCGTGGGCACCACACTGCCTGTCGGCAGTGTGCCAGTAATATTTCCAGGATCTCCCACATGTGTGCCAGCATCTGTTGACCAAAACATTAAAGATATGCTGTCACCAGCAAAAAAATTAGCTAATACACTATTTGATATTGTATACACATGGTTAGATTCAGGTGCCTCCACCAGTGTTGTAGAACCGGAAATTTGTACACCATTTCTAGTAAGAACAGTTGCCCCGTCGGTGTTGTTATTGGGTGACGAACCAGGTCCAGAACGGACATCAAGTTTATATGTGACTAAATAGTAGCCATTAGTTGGCACAATAAAATTAGTTGGTGCACTATATCCGGTTTGTGTTGAGGTAGTCCATCCTGACCCAGATGGTCCAATTGGGGCATTTTCAAAAGTTACATATTGGAACTTAGACTTATCTAAGTTGTTTTGCTGAAGGGCACTCCAAACAAATATCGATGTAATATTTGCGTTTTCACCAGCTGGTCCAGTTGGACCAGCAAGTCCTGAAGAACCTGTGAAACCAGTTGCCCCTACTACACCAGCAGGACCCGTAACACCAGTTTCTCCTTTATCACCTGTAGAGCCGGTCACACCAGTAGCACCCGCTTCTCCTTTATCACCTGTAGCTCCAGTAGCACCCGCTTCTCCTTTATCACCTGTAGCTCCAGTAGCACCTTTGGCACCAGTAGGCCCAGCTATACCAGTCGCTCCAGTAGTTCCTTTATCACCAGTAGAACCGGTTACCCCAGTAGCCCCTTTATCACCAGTAGGACCGGTTACTCCAGTACAACCTTTATCACCAGTAGGTCCGGTTACTCCAGTACAACCTTTTTCACCAGTAGGACCAGTTGCCCCAGTACAACCTTTTTCACCTTGGCATCCCTTTTCACCAGGGCATCCTTTTGGTCCTAGTGGCCCAGTAGGTCCCATATCACCTTCCTCACCCCGTGGACCCTCTTCGCCACGTTCGCCTTGGTCCCCGTGTTCGCCTTGGCAACCCTGTAAACCATCTTCGCCTCTATGACCTTTAGGCCCGCGTTCTCCAATATCACCCTTATCACCTTTTTCGCCCCGTTCACCACGGTCACCATTATCGCCCTTGTCACCTTTAGGCCCCCTGTCCCCGCGTTCGCCCTCATCGCCCTTATCACCCCGTTCACCCTGTTCACCCTTATCACCCTTTTTCCCAAACTCCCCCTTTTCGCCGGTCGGACCTTGTCTACCTTCTTCACCTTTTTCTCCCTGTTCACCCATAGGTCCAACTGAACCCCTACATCCCTTTTCCCCGCGTTCGCCCTTTTCTCCGAAATCCCCCTTTTCTCCCCGCTCCCCCCGTTCACCCCGCTCACCTCTTTCACCCCGTGGACCCATTTTCCCGTCCTTTCCATCCTTACCATTTTTTCCATCCTTACAACATTTATCGTGTCGTTCGTGGTGACAATTTCCGCACAGCTTTTCGTGCTCATGCTCGGAACACCCTTTGTGATGTCCTTCGTCATCGCAACCACAGCCTCCCATTTATAATTTATACATCGGGATAAATTATATTAAACTGTAATAAGATTTTACGGTATCGTTGAGAAAAAAACCTACCGTTAATCCACACAATATTAGATAATCGGTATATTAGCTCCCCATTTCACAAACCCCCCCCCTCTCAGAGGAGTGTAATTAATTTTATGGCACTTCACAGCTACGGTTGTGCGAAATTGTACCCCATTAAGGGCACTGGCCGGTATAAAAAAGATGGAACAGGCGGGAGTCGAAACCGCAACCCTAGCCTATAAACTGGCTCGCTCTGGCCATTTTGAGCTATCCGTCCCCAAATAAAGGGTTACTAAATAAAGATGTGTCAATTTTTTAAGCAAAAGTCTTGAAAAACTGAAATGATAAAACATCTAACATAACCATGCAAATACAAAAAAATGGACTCACAAGAACTTAAACAAATACAAATTATTCAAATAACTGTCAGCAAAAAACAGCAAGAAAAGCCCCTGTCGACCCAAATTTTACAGATTGGTAATCAGATAGCAAATCTATTATATGGAAAATCCCTAGAACAATGTTTAGGAAAGAAGCAAAAAATCAACTCGGTATCCGTAGAGTATAATAAAAACAACCGATTCCGTATTAAAATGCCATGTAATCTAAATGACGTAAAAGACGATAAAAAATCAGTACAAAATTACAACTATATAACAAATATGGTCAGGCATGGAAATACTGAAGGATTTGCTATCGAAATAACATAATAACAAAAATTGAAATCATAAAAACCGTTTTTAAAAACTCCAAAAAACCAGCAAAATGGCCTCCCGTGATACAATCCCACGTATTAACCGCTATGAACCAGACATCAAGGGTTTTGAGCTTCCCTTGAGCTACATACTAGCAAACCCCAGAACCAAGTACAGGTTTCCTGTACCCATCACAGAGGAATATGATAACGCCGATCTTTTCCCAAGCACGGCCTCAATCCATACATGGCTTTGGGCTTCCAGCTCCAAGAAGTCAGGCCAACCCTGGCATGCCTTGCTCAAGCTTGTGAACAACAACTACGTCTACCTGACCGCAACTTGCGAAAACCACTTTGACGAGCCTACGGCATGTATCAAGGTCATGTGTTCTACAAGCCTTGAGAACCTTATCAAGTACGCTATGGACGACGACGCGTACGCCCTTTACTACAAAAAGACGATGCCGATGCCGAAGCCCCGTCCCGCTTCAGAGGATTCGGATAACGAATAAAAATACCACCACTATAAAGATGGGTGGCGGGTCAAGCAAAAACATACTTCCAGGGGATGAAAATCCGCTTCCACCACTTAGAAATACCCCCGTAAAAACATCAGAAAATTTAAATACAATCACCGTCCCCCTGTGTAGTGCGTTTCCGGATGAGGGTCAGGTTGATTTTTTATCACAGCACGATCTAGCAACATATAATGGCTTTTTCAGCTTCACAATTTATTACAGACATAAAGACGAATTTACGCAATCCCATTATTATCAGGGGTTAATGCTTTACGCCGAAATGATACATACGCATCCTTTTTTCGAAAACGCAGCAATATTACTGTACACCGACGCAGAAACACTACCAATATTAAAAAGTGCGTTTTCCCCATATACCAAAGTTATTTACGCCGTAACAAAATGGCCCAGGTTCTCCGTAGGGGATAAAATAGAAGACACCATCCTTCGCTGTATGCGTTTTCAGGCATTAGATGCGTTTCCCGCTGCCTGGGTCTGTACACGCGACGCGGATACGATTTTTACAAGTGAAATCATGAACGCACACCAAGCCTATTCTAAGGGTTATAAGGGCACAACGCCCGACGGTACGCTCATCGGCGACTACAGACCCTTTATGGCAAATAAAATTGGTGACTGGGAGGCCGAATTTTTCCGCTTTTGGAATGAATCCGGTTTCCCAATCAATCTTGGCGTCAATATAGACTATAAAAAACGATGGCATCATGAATTTCCGCTTATATATTCTATAAAAAATCTATCAAAAAAATATTCCAATCAAGGCTATAACGGGGCAAGGCTTAATTTGCGTGCTGAAAAAGGCGGACGTTTTAGAAATTATTACAAGCGTACAAAAAAACAGTTTGTAATGGCTGCTCCAGGTGGCATATTTGCCGGATTCACAAATTTTGCCACACACAGACCCCATGATATTTGGATATTTTGCTATGATTATATCACGAGCCATTACGATTTAGTAGAAATAAACGCAGAAAAACACACGAAAGAAATTAGCAATTATAGAGTAGATTTTGTAGATAGAATTGGTAAGGATGAGCGTATATTGCTTTTTACATTGCTACCGAAGTATTTAGACATGTGCTATTTTTTCTCAATAGAATATTACGGTAGTAGTTGGATATTTAACGATTTAAAAAATTCATACAGCATAACAAACGGTTTTAGTGAATTTAGCACACTTTTAGACCTGGGACCTATACCAGGTTTTGTAAGAAAAGATAAGAAAAACAAGGATCCCGACGTACGTGTATACACTGTTTTATTTACGTCAAACTACATTAAAAACATTTACGAAAAATTATTTGATACCGAAACATTTGTAAAACAAAACTCAGATAACGTTGAACAACTAGATAGAATAGATAAAATAACAGAGGAACGAAAAGAGATAGATTTCAAGCCAGGGCCATTACATTTATACCATAAACAAAAATTCGCCCATTTTGTACAAAAATATATAAACTGGATTACATGGATTATGAGTTTACCTTCAGAAAATCTGGACCGTTCCATCCAAGAAATAGAGCATTTAGAAAGAATTACAGGTAGAATAGATGATTACAGAGCTATAAACAATAGTGACTTCCATATACCAATACAACGCGTTCACCCACGTACGCCAATTTTTTCTAAAGGTGGTAAACGAAAAACACGGCGTAAGCAGAAAATCCAAGCCACATAGAGATAATTAATTTACAGGCAAGTACCGTAAAACGAAAGTTAAGTACGATCCCTTAAAAAGGGGTGTACTTAACTTTACGGCTATGATCCAAATCAGTTTACGCTTTTCTTGTTCTTTTCCCACGAGTTTTTCTCCCCCCCGTAACATTATTAGTGATTGGCCCATTTTTAAGTTCGCTTAGCAGCGTTTTCAAAGGTTTAAGATCAGGAAAAAACGTCGGAAGTCCATCATCGTCATAAACAACCATATCGTCAAAATGAAACGGCTTCATTATTTCAATCAATCTATTTGAAATAACTGGTGTACCTTGTTTACAGCCAAATTTATATAAATCCTTTATTATCATATTTACATCATGTTCTATATCTTTATCAAACTGACCGATTTTTACATCTTCAAAATTTACACAACTTCTTCCGAAATCAATAATTGTCATGTTACTAATAATATCGCCTTTATAAACCGTCATAATATTTTCTTCATGTAGGTCCTGGTGTCTAAACCCATATTTTTCGTACAAGTAATCCAACATTTCGTTTACGTTCAATATAAGATCTACTACAAATTTAGAGAATTTGTTTTTATCTACAATATTTGGTCTATCTAATCTTAACCGATCTATTAACGTGCATTCTAATGCCTGTAATTTTAATATAAACGCATCATCTTTTCTATATATTTTATAAATCTTACATATTTTATCCCCATATTTTTCGTCGGATTGTAATAACGTCTGTATAATCAACTCCTGAAAAACCCCTTTTAAAAATCTTTTTTTTTTTTGTACATCCCCCTTATTTTTAGATTTATCCGCAACCAATTTATAAACATACGGGTTATTTCGATTTTTAAAAACAGATCCATATGAACCTTCGCCAATAGATTTGCCTGTTATATAAATAATACCATTTTTCGATTCGGCATTAGCATTTGTAGAAAAATTAATTCCGGGCAATTTATTAAAATAACCTTCAAAAAACTCTAAATCGCCTGTTTTTATATTTTCTATCAGTCGCATTGCCCTTTCGGCACTATCGCCAATAACGTTTGCTAATGAACTAGCAAGCCTCGCTTTAATCATTCCTAATAATTACTTATAAAAATAAAAAACAAATGCCGAATTAGAGCCGCATAGTTTTTTTCTTACGCCCCATCTTCTTCACCATGCGTTTTACAGCGACCGATTGATAGGCATCTTCATCTCTAGCAAAAATCAAATATGCCCGCACCAGTGGTAACGAATCCAGCGCAGCCATCAATTCCCGTTTTGTAAGACATTCATATACATCGCCGTCAAGGCTATCAGCCAAAACATATTTGCTAGGCTGGCAATCGGAACCTTTCACGTATCTGGGTACGGCGACATAATGCCAACCACCCTGATTGACGACCAATCCCAAGAATTTAGGATCAGTAATGTGTTCGTTTAATATTGGTCTGTAGTTTGAATTAACTACTTCAATATATCTGTATCCTAAAAGGTCAAACATATCGGTAAACCAAGCAAATGGCAAATCACCCATTGAAGCACCGTTCATAGTACACCCTATACCACCTTCTTCAAGTTGTTCTAATGATTCATCCCTGCCATACTCTTTGTCTAAAATTGCAACTATCTCCTCAACAGATTTGCCGCCATATTTTACCAGGTTAGATTTCCAGAAAGCAAGGTCTCTAGGAAAGTCGCTGGTATATTTTGGATTTTTATAATACTCACTATTTAATTTGGGTTCGCCATCAGCCAATTGTCTAAACAAGCGTTGTGCATCTTCACGGAGATATTCTGTACGCTGTTCCCTCAAATACGCTAGCCCGCGGTCTTTACAAAATGCCCACATGTTGATTTTTACCCCTGATTCTTTAGGTGACGCCCCCGCCGGGGCAGCCACGCCGTCTTCAACCAATAATAATGGTTTATTTGAACGCCACACGATCTTTTCCTCTTGAAGCACATGATTAAACGCGTGTTTAGGGCAAAGATGCGCAACCTGTCGTTCTTTATAACTACCCACCTTTAAGGTGGCCTTTTTGACATTAGCAGGAATTTTTTTTTAATATTATTTATTGGCACCACAATAGCATTTTTTTTAGTTACACGCACAGCACTCATTTAATTTTGAAAATATTTTTTTTTACACAACCCAATGTGGAACATGTCGCCCCGTCCACTTAAGAATTCCAGCCTTTGCCCCCAAATAATATCGCCTATATGACGCAACAGCATCCCCACTTTTATACACATCTGGCATGGCCATAGCTGGCTCAATCCACCCTATATCATTTAAACACGGTGGCACATGATTATAAAGCCACTTCACATGTTCCGCACAGCCATGGGTTTTCCCAGGATAGCGATACATGTATTCTTTCAGAAGCTCCATTCCAAGTCTGGCCAGCCACTTATAGCAAGTCGCGGACCGCCGAACCCATTTAGAACATGGGTGATTCATATGTGCCTTTTTATAGCCTTGTCCACCGTCCTTCCGCAACGGAGCTGAAGTAAAGTCTACATGACCGGTCATCCAGTGACACGTATAGAGAAGCTGACACGTTTCAAGTAGCATTTTCACAACGTGTTTATCACAGTGCCATCGGGCACATTTGCGTGGATTCGTATGTAGAAAGAATATATTCATAGTTTTTCTACATACCATAAAACATCCACCATCTTCAATTTTTTAAGGTCTTTATACGCCCACCCGCACGCCCTTTTCTTGTTGACCGCCGCCGCCCGCCCGCCCCAACAAGTGTACATCCATCGCACAGCTCTAGAACAGGGTCAAAGCGTAAAGGCATTGTATCACCACCACGCTTAAACCCCAAATAGTCTTTTGTTTTAACAGCTGTCCAAACGGCATTATAATTGGGATCATTTGATTTTCCATATAATTTCCAATTACAGCCAGGAGACAACTTGGCAGTTGGTTTACGTACCGGGATATTCATCGCAGGTTTTATTAAATAATGATTCGCAATGCCGCCATTTGGCTCAGTACATTTTATAGTTCGCGTCTGTATGTTAGTCATTAATTCCATTTAGAATAAATAAATTAAAACAAAAAAACATTAAACGGTCACACAAACAGAATATCTGGGTTTCGTTTAAACACAGAAGCAATAAGCTCTTGTTTAATTATATCGGTCCTTTTCATATGGCGAAGGAATTTTCCAAACATGGGTAAATTTAGTATGAAGGTATCAACAAGCCTGAGCCATTTATCACGCGGTTGCTTAACGTAGTAATATGACGGCTCGAAATAAATAGACCCGTCGGCACGAATTTTAAACTCATAGAATTTATCATTTCTATCCGCACAACGCCATAGTTTATTTGAGGAAAGAGTGATAATAGCAACAAAATCTGACTCGTCTGGAAATGTATCAGGAATAGTATAAGGAAGATTGTATTTCTCTAACCGCCTAGAATGACTCGTATAAGTATCCAAATCTTTTACAGGGGGTCTACACGAGATATGCTCAAAGGGTGTTGTATTCTTCAGGTTCAGAAACGCTGTCACCATAAACCTGAAGTGAGTGAAAATTTCCCCAAACGTTAAGTTAAAAGGCATAATGTTTTAAAACCAACTAAAAAAAACACTATCTTCAATTTTATCAAGCCCACAAAAGATCAGGGTTTCGGGCATTTGCGACCATAACCAATTCCTCCAACACACTCTCCTTGATAAGCGATTGCCGTTGCACAGTGCCGAAAGGCAACCCCGTAATAAACTTGGAAATTAGATTCAACCATTTTTCGGGTGACTGCTTGTAAAATCGCTTAACGGGGCTACAGCAAACAGCTCCATCGGGTCGAATTTTAAATACGTAGGAATCCGTTGCTGGCACTGTCCGACTGGTAGGATATAATAGGTCGGTAGAAAGCGTGATGACTGCCACATACTCCGACTCATCAGGAAGAAGAACCCCATTTCTATATGGGAGCCCACGCCGCCGATTAATCAAATCCTGAACTCGCCATTCACGCTTTCCAGCTTCATGGGCAGGCCTACACACTATATTTACAAATGGCTTAGGCTTTGAATCGCGAAAGATCTGTTGCATCTTTGAAAATTCATCGGCAATTTCGCCGTAAGTCAGTGAAACAGGCATTCTGTGTTTTAGAATCAATTTCTATATAAATAGCATTTCAATTTTTTTTGATCGACCAAAC